TACAAGAGCAAATTCAGCTATTGATACAAGAGTTACTAAAGCATTTGTTGATGCACTAGGAATACAAGCATCAAGTGTAGATGCTAACTCAGTAACACTTGGAACTGATACAGTGGGTAACTATGTTGCAACAGTAACTGGTACTGCTAACAAGATTACAGTGTCAGGTAGTGGAAGTGAGTCTGCAAATATAACGCTAACACTACCTGATGACGTGCAAATTGCAGATAGCTTAACAGTAGCAGGTAATCTTACTGTTAATGGAACTCTAACGTCCCTAGACACAACCAATTTAGATATAGAAGATAACCTATTCCAGCTTAATGCAGGTCTTACAGGAAGTCCTGTTAATGATTCAGGTATGCTTATCAATAGAGGTAATTTAGACAATGGCATCTTTATGTGGGATGAATCTGTTGATAAATTCACAATGGGTCTTACTACAGCAGATGGTAGTGCTACAGGAAACATAACACTTAATTCACTTGGAACTTTAGTAGTTAATGTTGAAGGTAACTTAACAGGTACTATTCAAACAGCAGCTCAACCTAATATTACAAGTGTTGGTACGCTTACAGGTTTAACAACTACAGGCGATATCAACTTTGGCGATAACGACAAAGCTATCTTTGGAGCTAGTTCAGATTTACAGATTTATCATGATGGTTCAGATAGCTATGTAAAGGATGCTGGTGCTGGATACTTAAATTTACTTGGGACGGGTAGGGTTGTAGTTGGGCATCCGTCTAATGGTGATGTATATCTAAACGCTAATTATGGTGGCGATGTTGAGCTTTTCTTTAACAACAGCAAAAAGTTTGAAACAACCTCAACAGGCATAGACGTAACAGGTACAGCCACGATGGATGGTTTGACTGTTGATGGAACTGGTACAGAAGTAATCTCAGTAAACTCAACAGCAAATGGTTCACAGATTGCTTTTGACAGTGCAACAACATCCTCTGATTGGCTTGTTGGTATTGCCAATGATGCAACCGATGACTTTTTAATTTATCAAGGTGGTGCAGGCACTGGAGATATTAGACTATACACTGATGGAACAGAACGTTTAACAGTTTTACATGGTGGCAACGTTGGAATTGGTAATACTAGTCCTGATACCTTGCTAAACATTGCTTCAGCATCCGCACCTACTATAAGAATAGAAAATACTGATATTTCTCTTGATGACGGACAGGTTATAGGAGCTGTAGAATTTTACAAAGCAGACGGCAGTGGTGCAGGTGCAGGTGTAGTTGGTGGAATGCAACTACTTTCGACCAATAGCACAGGTGCAGAAACTAGCCTTACCTTTGGCACGTCTAGAGCTGCTGATGGTAACAATGTAGAAAGACTCCGAATTGATGCATCAGGAAACGTTGGTATTGGTACGAGTTCGCCAACTAATACTTTAGAAATTGCAAGTGATACTGACAATAGTGGGATTACAATATATAACGATTATGGTTCTGGTGGGCGTAATGCAAGAATTGGGTTCAAATCATTAAATGGATATGATGCCTCTAGTGTTTTGGCTGCAGTTACAGCATCACCTGACAGTTCATCAAACACTGCTACTTCTTTAGTATTTTCTACATCAGGAAACAATAGTATTTCATCTGCTGGGCTTACAGAAAGAGTCCGCATAGACTCATCAGGCAACTTGTTGGTGGGACAAACTAATGCAAGTAGCGGAACTGTTGGAACAAGTCTTCGTGCTGATGGTAGAACTTTCTTTTGTGCTGATGGTAATTATGCTGCACATTTTAATAGAAATACATCTGACGGAGCAATAGCTCACTTTGCAAAAGACGATTCAATAGTTGGAAGTATTGGTAGCCTCTCTGGTGTTGTTACTGAAATAGTTTTAGACCCTAGAACAAATGGTGCTTCACTTACTGGAGGAACAAATAAAATATCTCCAGGAAACCAAAGTGGTGCGCTTGACGCCCATTTAGACCTTGGAAGCATAAACAACCGCTTCAAAGACCTCTACCTTTCAGGCGGTGCTTATCTAGGCGGTACAGGTTCGGCAAACTATCTTGACGATTATGAAGAAGGTACTTTTACGCCTACATTAACAACTGATGGGACAGATTTTACAAGCGTTACTTATGATGCAAGAACAGGTGGTTCTTATACTAAAGTTGGTCGTTTAGTGCATTTTCAATTAACAGTAGTTACAGATGCAATTACAGTAGGTTCAGCTTCAGGTGGGGCTGTAATTGGTGGATTACCTTTTACACCCGCTACTGTATCAGGAGCAGGAACTGACCAATATACTGCTGTTTCTGTAACATTTGGTTCAAATTGGAATGCTGCTAACAACCCTACTTCAGCTAGAGTGAATGAAACATCAGCATATATTAATTTGTATAGAGATGGCACAACAACAATAGCAGTTGCAGATGCACAAACTGGTGCTAATGATAACTATATTAATATTGCAGGAACTTATACAACAACATAACAATTTAACTAATATACCTAGTGGATTCTAGGTACGGACATAGGAGAAAATAAAAATGGCAATAACAAAAGAAATAGTAGAAGATAAAATAGAAGTTGTAGGAGACTACAAAACTATACAAATAAGAACAGCTACAGTCATCAAAGAAGATGGTGTAGAGCTTAGTAGGTCTTTTCATAGACACGCATTAGAATGTGTAAGCTCTGTAAAGAACGATGACGATACTTGGACTCATACAGATACAGACGTATCAGGAGAGTCTACAGAGGTTCAAGGCATTGCAACAGCAGTGTGGACAGATGAGGTTAAAGAAGCAAAGAAACTTGCTAATGAAAGTTCATCATTATAATTTCTTAGTATATAATTTAATTTTAAATAACTTATAGGAGAGTTAAATGAGTAAAGAAGAAAATAAAATGGAAAACCAAGAACCAGTAATAATTACATTTAATAACGTAGAGTACAGAGCTTCTGATTTAAACGAAGAGCAAATGGCACTTGCTGCTAAGTTAAACATTGCTGGTAAAAAACTAGCTAGACTTCAAGAATACTATGATGATTATGTCATTACTGATGAATATAAGAATCTATGTATCCAATCATTTGATAGAGCTATCAATGCTACAAATGAAGAGGTTGAGGTAGTAGAGGAAGAATAATGGCTGCTCGTAAGACCGCTAATGATGTACATTCAGACCTAAGGGTTCATGAGAAAATGTGCGAAGAACGTTGGAAAACCATTTATAGAAAAACTGATGATTTACAAGCATCAGTAAATAGTATGAAGGGTTGGTTATTAGCTGGTCTTACAACAATACTAATTAGTATGTTTACTCTAGTCCTTAGAGGTTTAATTTAATCTTAATTAATATATGATAGACAAACTTATCGAACCAGTTAGCAACATTTTAGATAAATTTGTTGCTGATAAAGATTTAAAAACAAAACTATCTCATGAACTTGAGAAAGAAATAATATCGCTTAACAAAGCACAATTAGAAGTTAATAAAGTTGAAGCACAACACAATAATATATTTGTTTCAGGCTGGCGCCCATTTATTGGTTGGTGTTGCGGTCTATCACTCGCTTATCATTTTATCTTAGAACCTGTTATACAATATATTCTTATTGTTAACGGTATTCAATATGATACGCCTGAATTTGATTTTAGCCAATTATCTACAATCGTTATGGCTATGCTTGGTATGTCAACACTTAGAACCTACGAAAAAACCAAAAAGTAAAATGAAAGATCTTGTCAAAGAACGGTTAATACAATGGGAAGCATTAGTTTTAAAACCGTACGAATGTTCACAAGGTTATACAACTATTGGTGTTGGAAGAAATCTTGAAACAAACGGCATATCAAAAGAAGAAGCTATGTATCTTTTAGATAATGATATAGACAGCGTAATAAAAAAACTAAATAAACACTGGCCTTTGTGGTCTACATTTCCAGAAGAAGCTAAAGCTATTATTATGGACTTAGTATTTAATATGGGAATAAACACCTGGCTTTCGTTTCGAAAAACCAGGGCTTATATGGAACTTGGAGAATGGGAAAAAGCGGGTAAAGAATTATTAAATTCAAAATATGCACAACAAGTTGGAAGACGTGCAATATTTAATTCAGAAGAGTTAAAAAAATGCCAACAAAAAGTTCAGACGACCATCAGCGAAACTCAAGAGTAGGGGCATTTGCTGAATCATTAGTACAGACTTTTTTGCTGGAATACTGTGATTTCTGTTTTCCTTGTCAAGATAAACATCCAGCAGATTTAGTCTGTGAGCTTGGACCCGCTATGTATACCGTTCAAGTTAAAGCCAGGAGCAAAACGCCAGAAGGTAAATATGTTTTTGTTTCTGATAATTCTAGAAATCAAAGCGAAATATATAAAAACTATCATTGTGATATTTTAGCTTTTGTATTTATGCCTGAAAAAAGGATCTTATTTAAAGCTAACTCTAGCTCTCAAACATACTTTACTTTTGATCAGAAAATATTTAACGATAAATTAGAAATAGATTCATTTCATGAAACATTAAAAACTTTATCTGAAGTTCCGGTCGTCCGACCGATTATAGATGAGGCTGATTAAAATATGGAGATATTGAGTAAGGAGTAGTATTATTTTATTATCAGCCTCTTAATTATTCTACTTTAAACGCCCTTAATATAATACGAATAAATACATATAAAAAGGTATACAATTATATATATCCTCGATATAATTTATTTATGTTAAATAAAATTAAGGAGTTAAATAACATGAGTAAACAAGATTATATAGAAATAGCCGATATTATCAAACGCAATATGAGAGAACAATTTGGTTTTGGTAAAGATGTACATGGTGACACAATATATGATATTTCGCACCCTGATAGAAAAAGTATGATAGATCAATTATGTGATTATTTTAAAAAAAATAATCCAAGATTTGATGCAGATAAATTTAAACAATATATAAATTCTAAATAGAGGAGTAAATAATGAGATACACACTACAAGTTCAACTACCTAGCTTAGGCTGGGTGGTTGCTATGAAGACTAGCGACTTATTCTACATGGCTAGTAAGAGAGCTAGATTAATTGCAGAAGGGCATAAGGTTAAATTAACTAAGGAGAGTAAATAATGGACTATCAAATATTATTAATATTAGGTTTTATGGCAATTTGCTTATATGCAGTTGCTTTAATTATAAAAGATAAGGATGGTAAATAATGGATATACATTTAAATGAAGTTGGAACTACTAAACCATTGATCTTACCTAAAAGATCTATAAGAGGTTATTACAAAGATTTTTTAACAGGTGAAATTAAGGTGCAAGTTAATGATAAAGAATACTCAGTTAGAGATTCTTTAACTGAAATACAATACTTAATGGGAGTTAATACATGAATTTAAATTTAAGTCAACGCAAATTAAATAAACAAGAAGTAGTTTTTTTATTATGGTTTTTATCTATAACTCCAGATAACCCAATTGAAAATCCTATTGAAGATACAATATTTAACTATGACGGCATTGAATATACAGCTAATGATTTTAAAAATTTATACACTAAACTAAAAGCAATACAAAAATCTTATTTATCATGATACCCATAGAAGACATACCAAAAATTACTGAATGGTCGAATAGAATTAAACTACTTGAAGTTAATAACTGGGGCGATCATAAATATACAAAAGTTATTTATAACGATGGAACTATTAAAGTTACTGATCGATATATAAATAAAGAGCATGAAACACATATTTACCCTTCTGATCTTTCGTTACAAGAATTAGCAAATTTATATTATAGGAGAAAATTATAATGGTTGGTAAAAAAACACGATATGACCAAGCTAGTTGTTCAACGCTGCCATATATTAAAGGCATTAGTCAATATCAATCACGAAATGAATGGCTTGATATTGCTATTAAAGCTAGTGAAGGCGAATTGCCAAAACAAACCCCTCAGCTTATGCTACAACGCATGGGCGATTTATTAGAACCGGTTTTATGCGAAGAGGCTAAAAATATACTTGGCCTTGAAAGCGTAAAAGTAGACTACGAAGAGCCTGTGCATCATCCGATACTCCCTCTATCAGGCTCTTTGGACGCTACTGGTATAGCTAAAGAATTAACATTTAAAAACGGAGAATATGATCACATTATTATTCCAGAGCAAGAAACAATTGTATTAGACGGACCTGGTGTAATTGAATGTAAGGCTACTCGTAATGCACCTACTAATGAGCTTGAAGAATGGCGAGGCGTATTGCAAGCTAAAGGTTTAATGGAATGTACTGGCTATGGCTGGGCGGCCGTTATTGTACTTTGGCAATCTACAGATTTTAGAATTTATTTATATTCAAGAAAACCTGAATTTAACGAATTATTATCAGCTTTAGTGTTAGATTTTGATTACAGAGTTAAACACAAAGAATATTATGCCCCTTCATCAAGCAATGATGCTAACGTTGTATACAAAAATGTTAATAAAGATATAATAACTTTAGGACGTAGTGCTGATATGTTTTGTGAAGAAATTATTAAAAAGAAAGAGCATATAAAAGAATTAACTGAAGATATTAATGAGCTTGAATTAAAACTAAAAAAACAAATTCAAGATGCTGATGGAGGTCAAACAAATCAATACACTATTATGTGGCCAATGATTAATTATAAGGCGCAACCAGAAAAAGTAACGCCAGCTAAAGAAGCTAAACAAGTAAGGGCTAAAACCCTAAGGATAAAACAACATGGATGAGAACCAAATGAAAGCTGTATGGGTAAAACCTGAAACGCATAAGTTATTAAAAGATTATTGTGATGAGCACGGCAAAAAAATGATTTTTGTTGTTGAACAATTGCTTAAAGAAAAATTAAAAGATAATGTCTAAATGGCATGGCGGTAAAGGAAGTAAACGCAGGCCAGAAGATAAAAAAAAAATAAATAATAATTGGGACAAAATATTTAATGCCGGAAAAAATAAAGAAGTCAGTAAAGATAAGAAATAAAAATACTGGTAAGTATGAAATACAACATCATTATTTAAAAAATAGATCAATTAAAGAATTAGAAACTTTAATTAACAATACAAGCACACAACCAAAAATTAAATTAAAAGCCTGTAGAGAATTAATTAAGAGAGGCAAAATTGGTTAATAGCAAAAATAAAGGTGCAGCATTCGAAAGAAAGATTGTTAACTATTTAAAAGAATTATCTGATGAATATAATGCTGATATACACATTACAAGAAATTTTGAGCAATTGTATAAAAAAGGAGAATGTGATATTAACTTTTTAAATTATGCTATTGAATGTAAATGTTATGCTGAAGGTAAAGGTTATAAATCTGGTTGGTGGGACCAAGTATGTGTATCAGCCGGTGATTCAAGAATTCCTGTTTTAGTTTATAAATATAACAGAAGTCCTATTGAAGTAGCTATGCCGTTCTGGTCTATTATGAAAGACGAGCCAAAAGACAATAATAAAATTTTTACTTGCAAATGGGAAGACTTTGTAGATATAATAAAAAAAAATACAATTTTCCAAGCTTATGTCAACAGAGACCAATAAAGATTTACGATTTTCAGAATTCTGTGTTTTAGAATATTTAGAATATTTAGAAACCGACATGAGAATCAAACTAAGTTTTGATGAGTATGTATCTGAGTTTAGATATGTACTAATTGAAAAATGGCGCAATGAAGCGCAACCAATATTACATTAAAGGAGTAATTTATGGATATTTTGGGTATTAACACGAGTGGTGATAATGTTTTTATTAAGCATAGCAGCACAGATAAATGTTGGATGGTAGGAGAAGAGGCTCATCAAGATATAGTTCATATTCTTATTGATCCGGCTAGTATACAAACTGGCTGGGGTATATACGAAGGTGGTTATAGCTGGGAATGGGATGATAAACCGGGTGTTTCTAAAGGACAACCTACTTCTGAACATAAAAGAGCGTTTAGTGTTTGGATGTATACTAAAGAGCAGGGGTCTAAACTATGGCGCAGATTTAGTTGGGGCGAAAGTCAAGGCTTTAATTCAATGTGCGCAACGTTCTGGAACGATATAAAAGCAAATCCTGGAAAAGTTGTACATATGAAATATACTGGAGCTAAAGTTGAAAAGTTCAAAGTAGGACAAGCAGCTATACCACAATTTGAATTTGTTAAATGGGCTGATAAGCCTGCGGATTTTGTTACTAATGATGTAGACATGCCTTTAGAGCAAGCGGCTACACAAATTAATAATGATTTTAGCTTTGCGATGGAAAATCAAACTCCAGAATCCGGTGATCCTAGATTTGACCCATCAGCAAAACCTTTAACTGAAGACGATTTACCGTTTTAATCATGAGAGAAGTCAACTTTGTAGAGTTGGCTCCTCGTGTAGGTCTTCATTTATTAGGAAAACCAACAAAAGAATCTAGCACGGAATATAGATGGGGCACTAATGGAAGTTGGTGCCTTAATCTAGAAACTGGATTATTTTTTAGTTTTGAATTAGATGAAGGAGGAGGAGTTATATGGTTAATAGACCACTTTAATCAAAATAGAAATGATATATTAAATATGTACAGTCCAGATATTAATGACATACCAGTAACTAAAACATATAAACAATATAATCAAGAACAAATGCGCTCGTTAGCACAAGAAGCTGTTGTTTTACTTAAATACACAGATTCTTTTGTAGTAATGAGGTTTGCAGATAATCATTCAATCAAACAAAAGTATGCACCATTTTGTAAACAAGGCGATAATTGGTTTTTAAAACGCCCTGAAGGTTTAATGCCTATATACTATAAAGAAGCCGATGGCCCTATAGTTATTAGTGAAGGTGAAAAAGCAACTTTAGGCGCAAATCAATTATACGATGGACCTACAGCAACTTGGCATGGAGGCGTTAATAGTTGGAAGAAAGCTGACTGGTCACCTGTATATGGTAAAGACATAATTATATGGCCAGACAATGATGAAGCCGGTTTTAAATGTGCAAATGAATTATCAGAGTATTTAACTGAAAATAAATGCTCTGTACAAATTGCTAAAGTGCCTGAAGCTTTAAATGATAAAGATGATTTATATGATGCATATTATAATAATATTTTTAGCAAAGAATCTTTTAAAGATTATTTGGATACTGCAGTTTCAAAGCCTAAAAGGCCCTCGCTTGTTTTACGTAAGATATCAGATCTTATTGCTAATATACAAGAGCCAGAATGGATCATAGAAGACATTATGGAAAAAGATTCAGTAATAGATATCTATGGTGCACCAAAAAGCGGTAAATCATTTGTAGCTATTGATATGGCTTTATGCTCATCAATGGGTATTCCATGGCAATCACATAAAACAGTTCAAACACCTATTATTTATTTAGCAGGTGAAGGTCAAAGAGGTATAGCAAGACGTGTACAAGCATGGGAACATTATTATGGACATGACTTAAACAATGCACAAATGTTTGTATCAGATAGAGGTGTACGGTTTTTAGATGAAAAAGACCATCAAAACCTTATTGATCATATAAAACAAGTAGCTGATGAATTTGGTGATATAGGCTGTTTATATGTAGATACGTTAGCTCGTAACTTTGGAGCTGGAAATGAAAATAGTACTGAAGATATGAATAAATTTATTGAACGAGTGGACCACTTAAAGTCTGAGTTCAGTTGTTGCATATCTTTGATACATCATACAGGGCATAGCAGTTCAGGACGAGCACGTGGCTCCTCTGTACTTCCTGCTGCTGTTGATGCTGAATTTGCGGTTAAACGGCCTAAAGATGAAGGTGAAGAAATGAAGGTTGAATTTACTCAAACATTAATTAAAGACGGCAAGCCGATGAATCCTAAATACTTTAAGTTTAGAGAGATTGATTTAATTAATTATCCTGGTATGACTTCAGGTGTATTAGTTAAAACTGAATATGATGAGTTTAAAGAAGAAGATTCTAAGATTGATGAAACTATTATTGCAATAGCAGAAATACAGGCAGAAAGAGCTATAGCTGAAAATGTTGATCCTATTGCTGTTTGGGTAACGCAAAAAGAAATAATAAATAAACAAACAGATTTGAAAGACAGTACTGTTAAACAACGTGTAAGAAGGTTGAAAGAAGCTGGTAAGATATATTATGAACAAGGTAAAGGCTATCAAGCTAAAAAGTATGACAATATTGATTAGTTACATAATTAGTTACATTAGTTACATTTTAGTTACATTTCTTGTCCAACTTAAAGAAAAAAAGAGTTACATTTTGAGTTACATACATATACCTATAGGTATATGTAACTCATGTAACTTTTTGATAAGTCGATTTTTAGTAAAAAGTAACTGTTGATGTAACTATGAATTATAAACAAAAGAAAATTAAAGAGTTAGAAGCATTAGAAAAAAATAAAGTTTTTAACGAATCATTACGAAAGCTTAACGCTATAAAAACAAAAATTAGTCTTGAATGGGGCAATGATCGTATTATGAATTTAATTAGCCCTGAATTACTATTACGATTTAAAAGAGCTGATACAAAATACTTTCATGAATATCATGCATCATTTAATAAAGTTAAGTTAAACGAAATGATGATTAGAGCGTATGAAGCATTGATACAAGATGCTACTAATCGTGGTTATAATACATTATCACCAGAATTTATATATACAAAGCATCCAGATACGAATGATAATATTATTATTTGTGTAAATGAAGACGATGTACCAATAGCATTTGAAAAGTATAAATCCAAAGAAGATGTTATAATTTTTCATATTAATGAAATACTTATATCAATGACTGCAGATTTTATTGATATAAAAAAGAAAACACACAAGATTGGAGGCAGAATAAAAAGTTATGTTAATGTCAGTTAAAAGTAATATCAAGCCATTTGTTAAGCAACTTAAAAAGTTTCAAAATGTTGATATCCCGAATATAACAAGAATTGCTTTAAATGAAACAGCTATTAGAGTTAAAGAGCTCGAACAAGTACAAATGCGTAAATCATTTGATAGACCTAAACCACAAACAATAAAAAGTATTTATGTTCAATTCGCTAAAAAGAATTATCCTATAGCGCGTATAACATTTAGAGACTGGGCACAAGAGTTTATACATAGAAATATTGTTGGAGGTATCAGAAGAGTTAACAATACAGCAGTACCTACAGTTAATGCACGATTAAATCAATTTGGTAATATACCAGGAAGAAAACAAGGTGTTGTAAAAGGTAAACAATTTAGAGCAACAATCGATGGCATATATGGTGTATGGGAACGTAATAAGAATGGATTAAAGATTATACATAGGTTTGAGACCAATCCAAGATACGATGCTATATTTCCTTTCTATCGTGTTGCTAATAAAGCAGTTAAATATGTAATGCCATTAAAGTTTGAAAAGGTTGCTAAATATTATATTAAGAAAGCGGGATATCAGATTAAATGAAGTTCAGTCAGCTGCTAAGTATGGGGATATCATATGAAGAAAAAGTTCTTAAAGTTTTACATAATAAATATCCATTAGCTAAACGTATCGAAGGTCAATTCCTCGATTACGATATATGGATTCCTGAGTTACATAAAAGTGTAGAAGTTAAGTACGACAAGCGATCAGAAACAACAGGAAATATTATTATCGAGTATGAAAGAAATAATAAACCTGGAGATATATTAAGTACTAAGGCAGACTATTGGTGCATTCATACTAACACTGGATTTTTATGGGCTGAGCCAATGAAGATTATTGAATGCATGTTAAGAGAAGATTGCCGAGAGATTAAAGTTGGGTTAGGCAAATGTTATTTAATACCTATACATATATTAAAACATTACAGCATGGAGAGAATGATATGATGCAAACAAAGGCATGTTCCAAAACAACAGTTACTTTATGGGATATAATCGGCGTGGTTATTCGCTCGCGTGCTTCCGTTAGACAGACTTCCGGCATATTGAGTTTAATTTTATAAATATGGCTACAAGAAAAGAAGTTGCTGAACATTTATTCATGTCGGTTCAAAACGTTGGTAAATTAGTAGAAAAAGGCGTATTTAAGCCTAAACCAGGCCCTAATCCGCTAGATTTAGACCATTGCAGGCAATCATATATAGAAGAGCTACAACAAAAGGCTAGATATACGTTAAAAGATGGAACAGGAGATATAACAGAAGAAAAAACTAAACTAACTGCAGCGCAAGCTAAGAAAGCACAGTTAGATGTTGCTGTAATTGAAGGAAAGCTAATACCAACGGATCAAGTTGAATCTACATGGATTAACTATGCTTCAAACTGCAGAGGCAAACTTTTAACAATACCAAACAAGGTTAGTCATTTAGTTTTAGCAAGTGATGATTTTAACGAAGTAGAAAAGATAATTAAAGATTCAATTTATGAGGCATTAGAGGAATTAGCAAATGACCCAATACCAAGAGAATATAGAGAAAATACTCTTATCGACAAAGAAGACCTGGACACCACCGCCTAATCTAACTGTTTCAGAATGGGCTGATCAGTACAGAACGCTATCACCAGAATCTTCTGCTGAAGCTGGCATGTGGAAAACATCGAGAGCTCCATATCAAAAAGGTATTATGGATGCCGTTAATGATCCAAAGATTCATACTATTGTTTTTATGAAAAGTGCACAAGTTGGCGCAACTGAAATATTAAACAATATAGTTGCTTATTATATTGACCAGGACCCAAGCCCATGCTTAGTATTACAACCAACTTTACAAATGGCTCAAGCTTGGAGTAAAGACAGATTAGCTAATATGATTCGTGATTGTGATCGTTTACGAGCAAAAGTAAAAGATCCAAGAAGTAAAGATAGTTCTAATACAGTTTTATCAAAACAATTTCCTGGAGGCAATATTAATATTGTTGGGTCTAATTCTGCTGCTGGTCTCGCTTCAAGACCAATTAGAATTTTGCTTTGTGATGAAATTGACCGTTATGATCCAAGTGCAGGTGCTGAAGGTGACCCTATTAACTTAGCAATTAAACGTACAACAACATTTTGGAACAGAAAAATATTTATTACTTCTACCCCAACTATAAAAGGTTTATCAAGAATAGAAGTTGCTTTTGAAGAATCAGATCAACGTTATTACGAAGTGCCATGTCCAGAATGTAATAAGTATCAAGTTCTTGAATGGGAACAAATTCATTGGGAATCAAAAAAACCAGAAACAGCAGAATATACTTGTAAGCATTGTGAAGTGGTAATACCTGAAACTAAAAAAATGTGGATGCTTTCACAAGGTAAATGGGTAGCTACGCAAGAAACAAAAAAAACAGCAGGCTTTCATATATCAGAATTATATTCACCCTGGAGATCATGGAAAGATATGGCTGTTGATTTTTATGCTGTTAAGAGTCAACCTGAAATGTTAAAGACCTGGGTAAATACTGCATTAGGCAAAACGTTTGATGATCCAGGAGAAAGTATTGAATATAGCTCATTGATGAATCAAAGAGAAGAATATGATTATACAAATATTCCTAATAATGTTTTATTAATTACAGCAGGGATTGATGTACAAGGCGATAGATTAGAAGCGCAAGTAATTGGCTGGGGCCAAAATAATGAAGCATGGGTTTTAGATTATCGAGTATTCTTTGGCGATCCATCAAGTAATTTGGTTTGGAAAGACTTAGACAATTATTTAGGCATGACATTTAAACGCGAAGATGAAAAAATTTTAAAAATAGCTTGTTCTTGTGTTGACTCAGGAGGTCATCATACACAACAGGTTTATGCTTTTACTTCTAAAAGAGTCCATAGAAAAGTATTTGCTATTAAAGGTCAGTCACAAAGTAATAAGCCGGTTGCCGGTCGCCCGTCATATATTGGTAGATCACGACATATTTTATATCCAGTTGGGGCTGATACTGCTAAAGAAGCAATATATACAAGATTAAAGTCTGAAACTAAAACAATACACTTCCCAGCAACAGTTGATGAAGAGTACTTTAGGCAGCTAACATCTGAAAAAAGAGTAATTAAATACTCTAAAGGCGCTAAGAAGTTTGAATGGGTTAAAAAAACTACAAGAAATGAAGCATTAGATACATTTGTTTATGGATTAGCTGCTTTATATATACTTCAGCCAAATTATAACCGCCTAGAGCAATTAATTAACAAAAATCAATCTACACAAGCAGAACATACAAAAAACGTTAAAAAAAGCTCATTTAGAGCTAATCATAGACCAAATTGGGTAAATAATTGGAAATAATTATATAAAAAGGTATACTTTTATATATGATTTGGTATAATTATACTATAAACAAACAACATAATTTAAGGAGTTAATTATGAACCAAGAAGAAAGAAACGAATTACTAAAAAAAATTGAAAACATATCAGAATCTGTATGTCAAGTTATAAAAATGCTTGATAAGAATCTTGTTGAAGCACTTGATTATGGTACCGACGAAGAATCAACTATAATTTATCGCTTTCAAAAAGAACTTATAAATGACGCTGGTTTTTATGGCAAAGAAGCAAACATTGCAATTCAATATTTAACTGGCAGATTAACAGCTAACGACTTTACAAAAGCTGCTTAATGCTAGGCGATATTAAAAAATTAAACCGGTATTATAAAATATACCGGTTTATTAACAAAGCAGATAATGAAGATAAAATGTCTTACTTACAATTTAGGGCTAATTTTATACAAGAAGAGTTAAACGAATTATTTACAGCAATTGATAATCAAGAATCAGATGAAGTTGTTGATGCTTTCATTGATATTATTGTAATTGCATTAGGATCATTAGATGCATTTAATGTTGATATTAAAAAAGCGTGGAAACGTGTGCATCACGCTAATATGAAAAAAGAAATAGGAATTAAAGACAGCAGGCCAAATCCACTAGGGTTACCTGATCTTGTTAAACCAAAAGATTGGCAAGCCCCGCAACATTTTGATAATGTTGGTAAATTAGATTTTTTAGATAAGGAGTAACTATGCATTCAGTATTAAGCGAAGCAGCAGCTTTACAAACACAAAAAGCCGAAGATTATAATTCAAATGATTCAGAGGCTAAACAAGAATACTTTCCGTACGGGCATCATTCGTATTTACAAATGATTTCAACAAAAGTAAAACGTTTAGAATCAATTGCATTCAATGAAAAAAATCCTAACTTTGAATCGGCTTACGATTCGGTATTAGATTTAATTAACTATGCAAGTTTTTATGGAGCTTATTTAAAAAAACATGGAAAATGAAAAACAATATTTTGCTTTAGTTAACAAAGTATTAACTGAAGGCATAAAAAGAAACCAAGAAAGAACAGGCGTAGGTACTTTAGGTATATTTGGGGCTAATCTTGAATTAAACTTAAAAGCTGGTTTTCCTTTATTTACACATCGTAAAATATTTTATAAAGGTGTAATTGGTGAGCTTATTGCTTTTTTACGCGGTCATACAAATGTAAATGACTTTAAAACACTGGGTTGTAATTACTGGGATGCTTGGGCCGAAGAAGATGGTAACTTAGGCCCTGTATATGGATCTCAATGGCGTAATTATTCTGGTTTACAAATTGATCAGTTAAAAAATGTTATCCAAGAAGCTAAGGTTAACCCAGAGTCAAGAAGATTGTATGTAACTGCATGGAATCCAATTGATGCACATAAAATGGCATTACTACCTTGTTTTCACGGCTTTCAATTGTTTATTCATAATAATTATTTAAGTTTACTAGTCAATATGCGCTCATCTGATGTAATGGTAGGACTTCCCTCAGATATATTGTTCCACTCATTATTAATGTTAGTTTTGTCTAATGAATTAGATATAACTCCTCATAAACTAATATTTAATTTAGGTGATGCGCATATCTATAATAATCATTTACAATTTGCAAAAACTGTACATGAATTACAAATATTTAATCCGCCACAAGTACGATTATATTACGAAGCAGGTATTGATAATTTATATCCTAATGATTTTATTATTTCAAGCTACAAACATAATGCAGCAAAACAATTAAAAGTTAATGTCTAATTATTCTCATTCTTGGAATTTAAAATATTTAACACTTGCAAAAAAATTTGCTAGTTGGTCTAAAGATCCATCAGTTCAAGTAGGAGCAGTAGCTATTGGTAATAAAGGCCAAGTATTATCCCAAGGTTATAATGGCTTTCCTAGAGACTTTAATGATGCACAAACAATTTATAAAAACTCTGAACAAAAAAAGAATTATATTATTCATGCTGAAATGAATTGTATTTATCATGCAACTTTAAATGGTATTTCTTTAGAAAGAGCAACATTATTTGTTTATGGTTTAGACATATGTCATGAATGTGCTAAAGGTATAATTCAAGTTGGAATAAAAGAAGTAGTTACTTATTCTCCAGACAAGCCTAAAGAAAAATGGATTAGTAGTTTTAAAATATCACAAGAATTATTTAAACAAAGCGGAATAAATCATATAAAAATAGACCAAAATAAATTTTAAGTATAATGTAACAAATCTTTATAAATACTTGTTATAATCGGATATAGATATATTTTTAATTTATGGCCAATAAATTCGACAGCACATATTACCCAACATCAGAGCCTAATGAATTACAGCTCGGTGATTTTTGGGCATGGAAAAAAACTGATCTCTCAGACGATTACCCTACTGCATCTTATAGTTTATCTTATGAATTTAATTTGGTTGATGGTTCAACAGCTGCTAATTTTACATTAACTGCTACAGAATCTAATGATGAATATATTATTGAAACAAGTAGCACAACATCATATACAGCTGGAGAATATAATTGGGTTTCTTATATTACTCGATCAAGCGACTCAGCAAGAATTAAATTATCAGAAGGCTTTACTGAAATACAACAAAATTATGCTACTACAACAAGTTCTGTAAGAAGCCATGTAAAAAAAGTTTTAGATGCAATAGAAGCAGTTATTGAAAATCGAGCAACTATGGACCAATCGTCTATGAGTATTGCTGGCAGATCATTATCAAGGCTAACTGTTGATGAGTTAATGACATTTAGAGATCGATATAAAACAGAATATTTAAAAGAAGTTAAACAGGCTAGAATTAAAAATAAAAAAGATTCCGGTAATTTAATCAAAGTGAGGTTTTAAATATGGCCTGGTATGATCGATTCGTAAATAATAATAAAAAAACAAAAAAAGTTTCAAAAGTAAGAAGATATGCCGGTGCTAATACAGGCAGATTATTTGCAGATTTTACAGCATCAAGTACATCAGCAGACGCTGAAATTAAAGATCAATTAAGAATATTAAGAGAAAGAAGCCGTGATTTAGCTAGAAATGATTCATATGTAACTCGATACTTAAATTTAATGGTTAGCAATATTATTGGAGCTAACGGTATTAGATTAAGTGTTAAAGCACGTGATTCACAAGGTAATTTAGATATTCTTGGCAACCAAACAATTGAGCGCGAGTTTAAGCAGTGGTCAAAAATGGGCAACTGTACATTGAATGGCCGTCAATCATTTTTAGATTGCCAAAAGTTATTTGTTGAAGCATTAATGAGAGATGGCGAAGTTTTAGTAAGGCATGCAACACCAACAGATTCAAAATATAAATATAAACTTCAATTTTTAGAAGCTGATCATTTAGATGAAACTAAAAATGATTTTAATCCTGAAACTAAAAATAGAATTAAAATGGGTGTAGAAGTTGATAAACATGACAAGCCCGTAGCATATTATTTATTTAAAAATCACCCATATGATAATACGTATCAATCACCTAAAGAGCATATAAGAGTACCAGCTGAAGAAATCATTCATGCATATATGCCAACACGTCCTGAGCAAACCAGGGGCGTACCTATGACTGCTTCAGCTATGCCTCAGATAAAAATGCTTAATGGTTATATGGAAGCTGAAATAACGGCCGCACGTGTTTCAGCTGCAAAAATGGGATTCTTTACTTCGCCGGATGGTGATGGTTATGTTGGTGAAGATTTAGAAGATAGCTTTACTCCAATTATGGAAGCATCTGCAGGCAGCTTTGAACAACTTCCCGCTGGAATGGATTTTAAAAGCTTTGACCCTGATCATCCAAGTACAGCATTTGGCCCATTTACAACACAAGTTTTAAGAGGTATTGCCTCTGGTTTAAATATTTCATATCATGCTTTAACAAATGATTTAAGTTCTGTTAATTATAGTTCTTTGCGAGCAGGTGCATTAGAAGACAGAGAAATGTATAAGCTATATCAACGCTTTGTTGTAGATCATTTTATGAGGCCGGTATTCGAAAAGTGGTTAGAAATGTCTATATCAAGTGGCGCTATTATTATGGATCCTGATGTAAATATTCCTTTACCGATGTCAAAATATGAAAAATTTGCTGCAGATACAATATTCATTGGACGTTCTTTCCAATGGGTTGATCCTCAAAAAGAAATGAATGCATCAATAAGTGGTATGCAAGCTGGCCTTGTTACTTATCAAGATGTACAATCAAATTATGGTAGAGACGTTGAAGAGCTATATGAACAACACGAAAGAGAACAAAAGTTAGCTGAACAATATGGAATTAAAACAGCATTCCAGCCATTCGGTATAAAGCTTCCAATTGAACCTGTAATTAAAGGAGGCTCAGATGGCGATTCCGAATAAAGGCATGAAAGCAGAAGCTGAAAAAGGTTTAGCTTGGAGAAAAGAATTTGGAAGAGGAGGTACGCGTATTGGTGTAACTCGCGCTAATCAAATTAAAAACGGCGTTGATTTATCTGAGTCAACTATTAAAAGAATGTACAGTTATTTTTCAAGACATGAAGTTGATAAAAAAGCCGAAGGGTTTAGACCTGGCGAAGATGGATTTCCAAGTAATGGCAGGATTGCGTGGGCGCTTTGGGGAGGAGATCCAGGTTATACATGGTCAAAAAAATTAGTTGAGCAAATGAAAAAAGAAGATGAGCGTAAATTAGAAATGCGCCCATACCCTAATGAACATGCAGCTCGTATAGAAGACCCTGAACAATTTGATAACTTTAGAAGAAAAAATAATGAGTTTAAAACTGGCATACATGCTATACATGGTATAAAAGGCAATGAAAGATTAATACAAAGCATTAGATTTGATTCTGATATGTTTACTCCAGACGAAGCAAAAGCTTGGTTAGAAAGAAATGAGTTTGAATATATTAAATTTGAAAATGCAATTGAAGAAAGAGCTGTTTCAGAAAAAACAGAAGAAGCATTAAAAAATAAATTAAAAGAACATCATGAAGAAGTAGGCGATACAAAAAGTAAACGAACAACGCTTGCTATTTTAAAACAAATTTATGAACACGGGATTGGAGCCTTTAATACAAATCCAGGCTCAGTTAGGCCTCAGGTTAGCAATGCTAATCAGTGGGCAATGGCTCGTGTAAACAGTTTTCTATTTGCTTTGCGCAATGGAAAATATAGAAGTGGGAAGCACGATACTGATCTGCTACCTAAATCACACCCTTTATCATCGAAAGAGGAAAAAGCTATGAAAGATAAAGAAGATAGACATATCCTCAACGTAAATGAAACAGATGATTCTGTAATCATTGAGTTTTCAAAGCACCATGAGGATAAAGCAGAAGAAGAAAATGTTGACGCAGTTTCTTCTTATCAAGAAGATGAAGACGAAAGAAAAGTTGTTGATTTACCATTAAGGTATAGAACAATTGATCTTTCTAAAAATTCATTCATTGATGAAGAAAAAAGATTAGTTCGTATTGGTGTTTCTTCGGAAGAACCAGTTGAGCGATCATTTGGTATGGAAGTTCTAAGCCATGCTGAAGATGATGTAGATATGGAATTTGTATCATCAGGTAGAGCTCCGTTTTTATTAGACCATGACATGTCTAAACAAATTGGAGTTATAGAAGAATTTAAACTTGACGAGGCGGCTAAGAGGACAATAGCTGTTGTTAGATTTGGTAGATCAGCACTAGCTCAAGAAGTTTTTCAAGATGTAGTTGACGGTATTCGTATGAATATAAGTGTTGGCTATAAAGTAAATAAACTTGCAAGAGTTAAAGATAACGATGAGATGCTTTATAAAGCGTCATGGACTCCACTTGAAGTATCAAGTGTATCTGTGCCGGCTGATCAAAGCAGACTAGTTGGAGTTGGACGCTCTGCAAAAATTAATAAGGATATTATTATGACTGAAGAAAAAAAAGATATTAATCTTGACGAAATCAGAAATAAAACTCTTGAAGAAGCTAAAGCTGAATACAAAAGAAACTCGAAAGAGATTATTGATTTAGCTGTTAAGCATAACAAAAGAGATTTAGCTGATAGCGCAATTAAAGATGGTCTTACTGTTGAAGAATTCAGAGGCGCATTATTAAATGAAATATGCAATGATAAGCCGCTTGAAACTGCTGAAATTGGTATGACTCAAAATGAAGTGAGAGAATTCTCATTAGTAAAAGCAATTAATGCTTTAGCAAATCCAACTGATAGAAGAGCTCAAGAAGCTGCTGCTTTTGAATTTGAATGTTCAAATCAAGCTGCTAGAGAACAAGGAAAAACAGCTCAAGGAATTATGATTCCTGCTGATGTACTTGGCAACTGGAGCAAAAGAGATATTAACTCATCAGATGATTCATCTTTAATCCCTCAAGATTATAGAGCTGGCGATTTTATTGATGTATTAAGAAACTCATCAAGTGTTATGCAAGCCGGCGCGACTATGCTTAGAGGACTCTCTGGCTCCGTCGTTATACCGAAGAAAACAGCTGCTTCATCAGCTGCTTGGATTGCAACTGAAGGTAATGCTGCTTCTGAAAGCGAATTTACTTCTGGTAGCGTTACTATGTCTCCTAAAGTAATTGGTGCGTTTACAGATGCAACTAGATTGCTTTTACAACAAAGCTCATTAGATGTTGAGAACTTAATCAGAGACGACCTAACACAATCTATAGCTACTGCTATTGATTTAGGTGCTTTAGCTGGTTCTGGTTCTTCAGGACAGCCTACAGGTATTGCTAGTACTTCAGGTATTAACACTACTACTTTTGCTGCTGCAAGCCCAACATATGCTGAAATTATTGCTATGGAATCTGCAGTTGCTGCTGATAATGCATTAGTTGGAAACTTAGCATATATATGTAAGCCATCTGATTATGGTACATTAAAAACAACTTCAAAAGATAGCGGAAGCGGCCAATTTGTTGTTGAGCCAGATGGAAACATGAATGGCTATAATGTTATCAGATCAAATCAAGTAACTGCAGGAGATTTTTACTTTGGTAATTTCTCTGATTTACTTATTGGTATGTATGGCGGACTTGATATAACAGTGGACCCATATGCTCTTAGCACATCAGGTGGAGTAAGAATTATTGCTCTTCAAACTTTAGATGTTGCTGTGCGTCATGCGGTATCTTTCTGTAAGTCAAGCGACTAATTAGTTGATGCTTAAATGGAATGGGGGTAGCAATACCCCCAACTTAAATATGAAAAAATTTTTAATTATTAAAGATACAGTAGCTAACGGGCAAAAAGTAAATGCTGGAGATATCATAGAATTGCGAGAAGATGTCGGGCATGAACTATGCGCATACGGAAAAGCATCTGTACATATAGAAAAACCTAAAGCTAATAAAGAAGATAGAAGCGTGGGTTTAAAAACTTCAAAAGTTAAGGCTCCTAAAACTAGAGCCAAAAAATAAATTATGGCTATTGAAAGTGCAGCAGATTTTACTTCTTACCTGGATATTAATACAGGTCATGGTGTTACTGCAACTTTCTTTGAAGTACAACAATCTTTATGGGATGATTTTCCTTTAATTGATACACTATTTGATATTGATTCTGGGTTTTCAAAAAATATTAATATAATTATTGATCAAGAGTATTTTAATATTGAAGCAGGAACAGTACCTGTTGCAGGTTATCAACCTAGAGCGATTGTAAAAGCATCTGATGTTCCTTATATTTCTCAAGAAGATAAACTATTGATTAATGCAATTACTACAAATCGTGGAAGTGTTTTAAAACCAGCAACAACATTTATAGTAAAAACAGTAGAGCCTGATAATACAGGTTTTGTTGAATTAGTTTTAGAAGAAGAATAATGTCTCAGTACCGACTAGAAACAGAAGAAGATATGGCAAGCTATTTAGATCCAAATAGTCACGGGGTAGCGGCTACGTATATTAATAATGGCACTTCTACAGATATTAATATTATTTTAAATAATGAATATGTTGAACAAGAAGAAGGCATTGGAGTTGAAGCGTTAGAACCTATTGCATATTGTAGAAGTATTGATATTCCTTCGGTTGCATATGGTCATTTATTAAATGTTAGTGCTATAAAAGATACTGACGGCAATATAATAAAAGCTGCAACAAATTATACAATTGTTAATATTAGACCTGATAGAACAGGTTTTATTGCATTAGAGCTAGAGGAAGTATAATGGCAAATCACATACGACAGCAAATAAGAGAAAAGTTAGGTACAACATTAACAGGATTAACAACTACCGGATCAAATATATATCAATCAAGAGTTTATCCTTTAGAAAATATTAATTTACCTGCTTTAGTAATTTATACAAAGTCAGAAACATCTGAAACTATAGTTATAGGTACAAATAGAGTAATGAGCCGAGAATTATCGGTGGTCATTGAAGGATATGTTAAGGCAACAAGTAATTTTGATGATACAATTGATACAATAAGTAAAGAAGTTGAGGAAGCAATAGCAGCAGATAGAACTTTAGATGGATTAGCTAAAGACTGTTATTTAGAATCAACTGAAATAGAATTTAACGGAGAGGGAGAAAAACCACTGGGTTATGTATCTCTCACATTTTTAACTAACTATTATGTCAAGGAAACTAATCCTGACGTAGCAGTTTAACAGGAGGCAAATTATGAAATTAATTAGTCCAAATGGTAAAAGTTCTGTAATAGCTCACCCTACTCAGGTTGAGTCAATGAAGAAAAAGGGCTGGAAAGAGGAAGCAGTCCATTCGCAAGATAAAATTAAATCTTCTTCTAAGAAAAAGTCGAAAGACGAGGTAGAAAATGGCGACACATAAAGGAAGTGAAGGTACTGTAAAGGTCGGTGCTAACTCTGTAGCTGAAATTAGGTCTTACTCAATCGAAGAATCTGCTGATACTTTAGAAGATACTTCAATGGGTGATTCTGCTAGAACGTATAAACCATCATTGACTTCTTTCTCAGGAAGTTTAGATGTATTTTGGGATGAGACTGATACTTCAGGTCAAGGTGCTTTAACTATTGGCTCAGAAGTAACTCTTAATGTATATCCTGAAGGAGATACAGCAGGTGATACTTATTATACTGGTTCAGCTATTGTTACTGGTGTTTCAAGAAGTGCATCATTTGATGGATTGGTTGAAGCTAGTATTTCAGTACAAGGTACTGGTGCATTAACATCAACAACAGTATAAGACAATGTCAGCAATAGATAACGCAAAAAATCATTTTGCAGAGCAAGATGTAAAAGTAATCGAAGTGCCTGAATGGGGTGAAGATGATAAAGCCTTAAAAATATACAGTAAGCCATTAACGCTAGCTGAAACTTCTAAGCTCTATAAAATGAGCAAGAATGATGACCTAGCAATGATGGCTTATGTTCTTATTTACAAAGCACTAGATGAAAATGGAGATAAACTTTTTGATTTAGCAGATAAAAATGCTTTACTACACAATGTAGACCAAGAAGTATTAGTTAGTGTAGCAACTCAAATTATGGGTCAAGAGTCTATTGAGGACACGAAAAAAAACTAATAAAGGATGCTAATTTATACTCGCAATATGCACTAGCTGAAAAACTAGGTAAAACTTTAGAAGAGTTGCAAAAAATTAGTGTCCAAGAATATCAAGGATGGATAGCGTATTTTGAATTATTAAAAGAAGAAAGAAATAATGGCAAATAAAAAAGTAAAGTTTGAATTAACAGCAGTAAACAAAACAAAGGCAGCTTTTGATAAAGTTACCAATGGATTAAAAAAAATCGGTGGCGGTGCTAAAGCTGTAGCTGGTGGTTTATTAAAAGTTACTGCTGCTATAGCTGGTGTTGGAATTGCTATAGCTGCTGTTATAAAAACATCTTTTGAATATATAGATACTCTTGATAAAACTTCTAAAAGAACAGGTATAGCAACTGATACATTGCAAGCATTTCAACTTGCTGCTTTAGAAAGTGGCTCATCTGTAGAACAAGCACAAAAAGGTTTAGAAAAATTTGCTAGAAGTATTGGTGATGCACAAAGAGGTTTAAAAACACAACAAGATATTTTTAAAGATTTGGGTGTTGAGCTAAGTGATGTTGATGGTAATACTAGAGACTTTAATGCTATTTTATTAGACACAGCAGATGGTTTAAAAGGATTTGGAAATGAAACAGATAGAGCAACTGCTCTAGCTAATTTATTTGGTCGAGCTGGTATAGCAATGAGTGAGGTCTTTGTAGAGGGTGCTGATGGTATAAGACAGTTTACTGAAAGAGCTAAAGGTTTGGGAATTATAATACCACCGCAAGTAATATCTAATGTTGCAAAATTCAATGACCAATTTGCAGTTTTACAACTTCAATTAAAAGCAGTTGTTAATAATATCACTGGTGCATTAGCACCAGCACTATCAGTGTTAGTTACAGACTTGTCTACACTTTTAAAAGGGACAAATGACAGTGCTGAAGGTTTTGATAATTTAGGTCAAAGCATTGCTATTAGTATTTTAGAGGGAGTGAAGGTTGCAGCAATTGCAATACAGGCATTTGTAAACGATGCAGAACAAACTTTTTTAACTTTTGCAGCTTCAGCAGGTGGAAAGTTTTTTGGTTTTGAATTAACTGAAATACAAAAACTGCAAGTACAGCTAATTAATTTAGAAAAACAATATCAAGAAACATTAGACAAAAGTGCTTTTTATTTAAGCAGTCCTGCAAGTTTAGAAAAAATTAATAACACATTAATTGAAACAGATGAAAAAATTAGAGCTGTAAAAGAACAGCTTGGTTCAAATTTGCCTATCGAAGATAGTAGTATGGTTACCTATATAGATAGACTAATTACTGCTGTTAAAGATGGTGGTGTTGAATTTGATAAGTTGTTTGAGGGAATATCAGGTGGTGTTAATGATATTGCATCACCATTAACAGCTTTCAGGCTACAGTTAGATGATGTTGGTAAGTCATTAGAAACAACAGTAGTTTCATCTATGAAAAAATTTGAAGATACTATTATTACAGGTCTTAAAAATGGCAAATTAGAATTTAAAGCATTTGCTGACTATGTGGTAGAGCAGTTGCTAAGAATAGCAATACAGCAAATGATACTTAAACCAATTACAGGTAAATTTGAAGCATTTTTTGAGGGTTTTAATAAAAAAACACCTTCAGGTGATGGTGGTGGATTTACAGGTTTAGGAGCAAGAGCAGGTGGTGTAGATGGTAAAGGTGGATTCCCAGCTATATTACATCCTAATGAAACTGTTATTGACCATACCAAAGGACAGGGTATGGGCGCTACAGTCAACTTTAATATCTCAACAGTAGATGCTGCTGGATTTGACCAGTTACTAGCATCAAGAAAAGGATTGATCACATCAATCATAAACAATGCCATGAATAATCAAGGCAAAATGGGTATAGTATAATGTCAGGACAATTTCCAACATCTCCCAATTTTAGAAGTTTAAATTTTAAAGATAATAGACCTACTTTATTAAATCAGACTCTATCAGGTAGAAAAACAGCAAGACAAATAGGTAGTCAATATTTTTCTTTTACAGTGCAAATGCCACCCTTACAACAAGAAAAGGCTCAAGAGGTATTTGCATTTTTACAAAAACAAAAAGGTTCTTTTGGGGACTTTACTATAGTTGCACCATTAGATAATTTAGGTGCGGGCAAAGACCAAACAGATATATTGGTAAATGGCACATTTTCAGCAGGTGATTCTTCTATTGATTTAGATGGTTTTACAGCTAATCAATCAGGTGCTTTAAAAGCAGGTGATTTAATTAAGTTTGCAAGTCATAGTAAAGTTTATATGGTGCGAGATACTGCTGACTCATTATCAGCAGGTGAAATGACATTAACTATAGAACCAAATTTAGTAGCATCTCTAGCAGATAATGAAGCTGTTACTGTAAACAAACCTAGTTTCACTGTTTATCTTAAAAATAATGAGATTATGTATTCAACAGATGCTAGTGGTTTTTATAGTATTTCATTTGATGTTAGAGAGGTTATTATTTAATGCCTAGAAGTTTATCTACTGAATTACAAGCTCAAGTATCATCAACAGCAACTAAAACAGCTTTTCTAGTTGAGCTAAATTTATCATCTACTATCAGATTAACTGATTGGTATTCTAATGTTACTTATGATTCTAATTCTTATGAAGCTGGTGGTTCTTTTTTATCTATAGATTCAACAACCGAAACAGGTCAATTACAAGTCAATGAAATTAATTTAGGCTTTTCTAATATTACCGACCAAGTTAGGTCACTAGTTCAGGATGGTGCTTTTACAGATAAAACAGTAGATATTTATTTAGCTTATTTTAATGAAGATGAAACTATAGTTGGTGCTATAAATTATTTTACTGGACAAATTAGAAATATAGGTATTAATGAGAATTTAGATGAATCATCTTTACAAATGACTGTTGCTTCTCATTGGGCAAATTGGAATTTAACAAAAGGTAGACATTTTTCTGATGAATCACAACAAACATTTAGTTCAGGTGATAAAGGTTTAGAATTTGCAACGCAAACAAAAGCAGATGTAAGGTGGGGTGTATAAATGGCTTTTATGTTACCAGCTTTCTTTAGTAAAATTGGTGCTTTCATTGTTGGCAACTGGGCAAAAATTAAAGCAGCAGCCTATCTAGCAACTTTTGTTGTTGGTGTAAAAGGATTTATGCAGGCAAAAAATATGCTTGGCAAAGGTCAAGACATATTAGCTAATAAAACTTCTGCTGGCGGTAAGATTCCTGTTATATATGGTACTAGAAGGGTCGGAGCTCAGGTTGTATATATGTCTGTAAATGCTAATGATTCAAGAGATTTATATGTAGTCTATGCTTTATCAGTTGGTGAAGTAGATGAAATTATTGGTAAAACCATTGAGCTAGATGGAAACCGCCTAACTGATTCAGCTAGATTTAGAGATGGTGGTTATATTGGCTCAGATAAAATATCTTCAGGTGCTGGTTCATTAAATACAGTTTCACAAAATGGTACTGGTATTGATGCTGGTGCTGGTCAGTTTGGTTCAAGTCCTACATCTAAATATAGATATGTTATGAACCTGCATCATGGTGCTGCAACACAAACAGCAGACCCCATGCTTGTTGCATCAATGCCTGAATGGACTTCAGCACACAAATTAAATGGTATTGCTTATATTGCTGCTCATTATGGTTATGACAAAGAGGGTATTTGGTCAGGAGTGCCACAACTAACAGTACAAGTAAGGGGTAAAAAAGTTTATGACCCTAGAAGTGGTGAAACAGCTTTTACAGATAGCACTGGTAAGGTTATTGGTGATAACCCAGCCTTATGTTTTTTAGATTACATAACTAATGATGAATATGGTAAGGGTTTAACAACATCACAAATAAACATGACCACTTTTGGTGCTGCTGCTACTGTATGTGAAACCCAAGTTGACCAGCCTTACTTTAACGGAACAGCCAAATCACTAACGTGGAGTGGTACTGCTGGAGATGATTTTATTACTATTGGTGGTTCATCTGCTAATGAAGAATGGTATCAGAATAAAATAGCTGAATTAATAGATTTGTTTGATGCTAATGGTAACAATGTATTAGATGGTCTTGAAATTAAAGAAATACAAAGAACAAACTATTTTGGCTCAACAGAAAATTTTAGGATATTTTTTAATGGAACATTAGGCTCTACTTATTCTCCACAAACAGGTACTTCATTATTAAAAGTAAAAAGATTTCATTGCAATGGTTATTTAGATACTAATAAAAATGTAATGGAAAATGCTAAAGAACTTCTTAGCAATATGAGAGGTATCTTTCTTTATATTAATGGTCAATACGAATTATCAATAGAAGATACAGGCACTTCATCATTTAGTATTAATGATAATCATATAATTGCTGATGCTGGTATATCAGTTGACTATGGAAACAAAGATAAAAAAGCAAACAAAGTTATTGTTGAATTCTTTAATGCTAATAAAAAATACGAATTAGATACAGCTACAGTTTTACATGATGCTACTCCTGAATATTATTCAGATGATGGTGATGAGATATTAGAAATTAAAGCTGAGTTTCCTTATATAAGCGACCCCTACATAGCTTATAACATGGGTAAGGCAATCCTAACTAGAAGTAGAAATCAAACAACTATGCAGTTCTTAGGAACTCCTGAGATGTATAAACTTAATGTAGGAGATATAGTAGATTTAACTTATGCAGGTTTAGGATTCTCGGGTAAAGTTTGTAGAGTTGAAGCATTAGAATTACAACCTAATGGTTTAGTTGCAGTTAGCTTAATAGAATACTTTGATGTTTATACATGGGAAGTACCACCTCAAGAACCAGTAGAAGATCTAGCCAACCTACCTTCTGCTTATGCAGTTAAAGCTCCGACTAATATTACTTTTACTGATACTGATTCAAGTTCTACAGGCAGACCATTTTTATCATGGGATGAACCAACAGACTTTCCTGACTATCAATATAGGGTTAATGTTGTTGATAATTCAGGTAATCAGGTAATAAATAGAATAGTAGATGTAGAAAATTGTGATTTAAACTTTGTACCTACAGGTTCTTATGTTGCTAATATTACTTCTTTAAACACACTAGGAACTGAATCTTCACCAGCAAGATTCCCAACATCAGGTACTTTTACTATAGGTGATGCTCCTACTGCTACTGCTGATATACAAGATGATGCTATTGTTACAGATAAAATAAATAATGGTGCTGTTACAAATGTTAAAATTAATGATTTGTCAGCAGGAAAAATTAATACAGGTGAATTAAATCTTGGTCAAGAATCAGGAATGGCTGTTAGACAAACTAAAACTGGTTACACATCTACAGCAACAGGTTTTTGGTTAGGTAATGATGGTGGTACTCCTAAATTCAATATAGGTACTAGCACAAATTATTTAAAATTTGATGGAACTGATTTAGATATATCAGGTGAAATATCAGCTACTACAGGTTCTATTGGTGGTTTTAGTGTTGGTGAGACATCTTTAACTGCTGGTACAGGCACATCAAGAATATCCCTATCTACAACAGATGGAATACATCTAGGAGATAATACTTTTTCATCTGCACCATTTAGAGTTGAACTGGATGGTTCTTTAACCGCAACTGATGCAACAGTAACAGGAACACTGACATTAACAAATATAGATGGAGCTACAGTTGTTTATAGTAGTGGTAATTTAGTTGTAGGTACTATTGGTGGTAGCAATCTTGGTTCTTCAGCTATATTCCCAACCACATTAAGATATGAAAGAAGCAACTCTACTTCTGCACCATCAGATGCTGAATTTAATACTGCATTTGGTAGGAATCCTAGAAGTAATGACATAGTAGTAGTAACGAGAACTGATACTAATGCTCAAGTTGCTTATAAACATAATGGCACTTCTTTTTCAGCAGTAACTAATTATATAGATGGTGATTTAATTGTTGATGGAAGTATTACAGCAGACCAAATTGAAGCAAACACTTTAACTTCAGCATCAGGTGTCTTTGGAATTATATCTGCTGATGATGTAACTACAGGAACACTAAATGCTTCTAATGTTGCAGTCACCAATTTAAACGCAGATAATATAAGTACAGGTACTTTAAATGCAGCTAATGTAACTGTAAGTGGCGGTGATGTAACTATTAACAATTCAGGCATTACTATTAATGGTTCTTCATCATCAATCAATTTAGGTTCAGGTGCATTTACTGTATCTTCAGCAGGTGTTATGACTGCTACAGGTGCAACTATATCAGGTGCTTTAACAGCTACATCTTTAAATGTTACAGGAGCAACAGTAACAGGTACTCTTGATGCTAGCACTATTACTTTAAATGGTGACCCATTAGATGATTTATTTAGCGCATCAGGAACTGGTCAAGATAAAACACTAGCCATTGGTCCTGATATTAAAAATAGACTTAAAGTTGATGGCACACAAATGATTTATACAGCATATGACAGCTTACAGTCAGATGGTGATGATGCTCTTATAATGAACCACAGTTCTGCTGAATTTTATCCAGCAACACAATCTGCTGGTTGGCATACAACTACAATATATGCAGGTGATGAAAGTGTAGCAGGTGGAATATTAACAGATAGAATTACAGTTGATGCTACAGCTACAGGACTAAATACAAGTTATCAATTTTATGTTAATGGTGATTCTTATTTTGATGATAATGTACAAATAGACTCATTAGGAATTGGAACATCAGCTTCAGGAACAACAGGTGAAATAAGAGCTACTAATAATATAACAGCTTATTATTCAGATGAAAGATTAAAAGATTTTAAAGGTAAAATTGACAATGCTTTAGATAAGGTTTCTCAATTAAATGGTTATTATTTTACTGAAAATGCAAAAGCAAAAGAACTAGGTTATAACAATGATAGTTTGCAAGTTGGTGTTAGTGCTCAAGAAGTAGAAAAAGTATTACCTGAAATAGTTACTAAAGCACCAATAGATTCTAAATATAAAACAGTATGGTATGACAAATTAGTGCCATTATTAATTGAAGCGGTCAAAGAACAACAACAACAAATAAACGAACTAAAAGCGAGGTTAGACAATGACCCTAGCAAGTAGCGGAACTATGTCTATTGGTGGTACTACAACTGATAGGTCTATTAATTTAGAACTAGGTAGAAGTGCGACTGCTACTTCATCTATGGGTGAAACAGCACTAAGAGACTTGGCAGAAGTATCTACAGGTGCTATATCAATTTCTAATTTTTATGGGAAATCATTAGAAACGTTGCTTTGGTCAGTTGGTTTGGCTCAAGGAAATTTTACTGCAACTGGTTATGAAGCTCAGGGATTTAGCACATATATTGGTGGTGGATTTGGAACTGCCACTGATACAAGTTGTGATTTATTTGGTGGAAGCACTACATGGGGTTTTTTTGATACAGAAAGTGCAGGTACAAATACACAATTTGCTGTTTCAGGTGCAACATCAAATTCAGGATGGACTAATGTAAAAGTATATTCAGGAACAGATAATACAGGAACTTTGCTTACTAATACATTTAGAACTTCATGTAGTTATAGTAATCCATCAGGAAGTTTTGCTACTTGGACACTTCTAAGTGACCTTACTAGTAGCACTGGTAATTTATTTTTAGAGTTTTTTTAAAATGATTGAATATTATGAAAACAGTGAAGTTTTATTTGCAAGAAAAATTTATGAAACTAATTTTATTGTAGAAGTTCCTGTAATTTTTAATGATGATGGTTCTAAAAATGAGGAAGAAATTTCAATAAAATTAGATGAATGTTATAGGGTTGGAGTAATATCTAGAGATGCATATTTAAAATATGCTTAAATAACAAAAACTAGAGGATAATGATTTATAAATTATAAACATAGGTATAAAATTAATAGAAAAGAGATTTAATTATGGCACAACACGATTACAACATAGCAAACCAGTCAGGTGCAGATTTTAGAGCAGATTTAAACAATGCTCTTTTAGCTATTGCAACAGTCAATAGTGGAGCAACTGAACCATCAACTACATTTGCCCATCAATTATGGGTAGATACATCAAGCAGTGTATTAAAGATTAGAAACGCTGCTGATAATGCATGGATTACTACAGGTGTTAGTATCACTGCATCTAATACTTTTACAGGCAATTTAACAGGAAATGTCACTGGTAATCTAACAGGTAATGTTACAGGTAATGTGACTGGAGACTTAACAGGTAATGCTGATTCTGCTGATATTTTAAGTACAGCAAGAACCATATCTTTATCAGGTGATGTTGTGGGTTCAGTATCTTTTGATGGTAGTGCTAATGTTGATATAGATACAGTAGTTCAAATTAATTCTATTACCTTAGGAACTGATACTACAGGTGATTATGTTGAATCTATGTCAGGTGGTACTGGGGTAACAGTAACAGGTGGAACTGGTGAAGGTTCTACTCCTAGTGTTGCTATAGGACAAGCTGTAGCTACAACTGATGATGTTACTTTTAATATTATTACAGCAACTGATGAATTTGTTGGTGATTTAGATGGTGCTGTTAGATTTAGTGCAAAAGCTGGTGAAGCATTAACAAAAGGTGATTTAGTTTATGTCTCAGGAGTTTCAGGTGATGTTCCAGTGGTATCTAAAGCTAAAGCTGATGATGTTTCTAAAATGCCTGTATTTGGTTTAGCTGTAACAGATGCGAATAATAATGCAGGATTACAAGTTGCAACATTTGGTACGTTAGATGGATTAGATACCTCAGGTGTATCAGAAGGACAAATTTTATATGCTTCAACAACAGCAGGTGCTTATACAACAACAAAACCAACAGGTGAATCAAGTCAAATACAAAACATAGGTAAAGTTATAAGAAGTCATGCTGCTGCTGGTTCAATTAAAATAGGTGGTGCTGGTAGAAGTAATGATGTTCCAAACTTAAATGATGGCAAGATATTTATAGGTAATGCTTCTAATCAAGCAGTTACTTCAACACTTGATACTTCTATAGTTGTTGAGAATACTAATCTTTACTATACAACTACAAGAGCAAATACAGATTTCGATACAAGATTAGCTACTAAAGATACAGGTGATTTAACTGAAGGTAGCAACTTATATTACACAACAGCTAGAGTTAATTCAGATTTTGATACTAGACTTGCAACTAAGTCTACAACTGATTTAGCAGAAGGTACTAATTTATATTACACATCAGCTAGATTTGATTCAGCTTTTACGTCTAAAGATACAGATGATTTAAGCGAAGGAACAACTAATTTATATTATACAACTGCAAGATTTGATTCTGCTTTTGGTAATAAAACAACTTCTGATTTAACAGAAGGCACAAATTTATACTATACAGATACAAGAGCAAATTCAGCTATTGATACAAGAGTTACTAAAGCATTTGTTGATGCACTAGGAATACAAGCATCAAGTGTAGATGCTAACTCAGTAACACTTGGAACTGATACAGTGGGTAACTATGTT